AGTTTCAAAAACTTTGTATTTAATAAAGTGTTCAATGTATTCTCTTATACGATAGTTATCAGGGATCATTTGATTACCTCCATCATCGTATTCAGTGGCATAAAATACTAAATGAACAATCCCTTGCCTAAAATTGGTAACGAATTTATTATCTCGTATATCAAATGAATCAAAAGAAGATGATGCAGGAGTAAAGTTATTAAACGCAGGATTGTTAAGCTCCCAACCATTAGCGTAAGAAACATCACAATGTTTCCTCACTGAGATATTTCCTGGCTTTAACATATATAACTTCTGATATGCAATCCCAGATTCATTATTTATTTTGTAAACATTCTTTTCAGAAGAACACTCACAAGGAGTTTCATTACAAGATGTACAAGGAGGAATATTAGTTGTCACTGGAGAAACCTGTACAACATTTAATGATGAAGCTTCTGTGTAAAAAGAATTTGCTGTTTGATATGGATAACCTTCTAAAGTTGTACACAACCACGCTTCCCGTACAGCAAAGAAATTGTCCGGGAGTCTTGCTTGGAAGTCTTCTATGAATAGAGGTTGTTCTGTAATGACATATGAAGACCTTCCTAATTTTCTTAAACATTTATCTACATATGTAGGAAACATTAAGTCATCCACTGCTCCTGTATCAAAATAGCTTTTTAGCTCTTCCTTCACTGTGGAATAAACTATTTCTGGAGATGTGAAATTATATCTATAGTAGTATGCCATTTTTTATTATTTTAACCATTCACGATAGATGTGTTGGTACTTTTCATTTGATTTAATGTAATGAGCCAGCAACCTAGATGTTAATCTTGAAGCTTTAAAATACCATAAATCAGAAAATTTAAATCTTGAATTTGCTTTAAACCATTGCCATCCAAAAAAGAAACCTTCTGTATGGAAATTAAAATTGTAAATTATCTTACCTTTCTCTTTTGTTTTCTTCCAATCTACAGGAAGATTAATAAACTCTCTACCGTTTGCAGATTTTATTCTTTTTCTCTTTTTCTTGTTTATAGAAAGTTCTCCGATTCCATATGGAATTTTTATTTTCTCCCCTGTTTCAAGAATATATTCCTTGATCCCGTCTGTAAATGTATAAACTATACTCTTCCATTGTTCAAAACTTAAAGATATGGAAGGGTTCTTTTTGCAAAAATCTAAATAGTTTTCCTTACTCGTACTTCTCCAATCGACTTTAGTCCTCATAAATTATTATTTTCCTCCGGGAGCATTGGGTGCTTGACCGTCTATCCCATCATCTGTTAGATCAGTTTTTAATTTAAAATATGTAGAAAGAAGTTTTTGAGAGGTTAGTTCCAAAACTTGCTTTTGTAAATATCCTGGAAGACCAAATTCTTTGTCAAGTGGGTTTTTACAAAACTCTTCATCTGTAGGACCGTTGTCTCCACAGCCACATTCAGGATACAAAATTTCATTTGGAATATCCTCTTCAAAAAATGCAGATATTCTAATAGCTTGTAAAAGAGGATTGTTTACATATAAATATCCATTAACAATCCAATAATATTCCTCTTTCTTGATTATTGGAAGTTTAAGAAGATTTATATATCTATTTACTGTGATTTCTTTTAACTTCTTCCCCTTCCCACTCATTGCGTTTATTGAATAAACTCCTTGAATTAAATACTGATAATTACCTTCAGAAATTCTAGGAAGTTTATATTTAGTTCTAGCAACTGTACATGAATCAACATAATCACAACATTCTGATATGGGAACTTCCACCATCTCCAAACAAGGGATTGTTTTGAAGAGAGTGGAAGTTGCCCAAAGCTTTCTTAAATTTGTTTCTCTCTTAATTAAGAGAATTGAGTTATTTACAATCTCAGATGCCACCACCCTATCTGTTATCAAATTATCAGTTGATAACAGTTTGTGCATACTTCTTACATCTGAAACTAATTTTCTTAATGTTGACATAATTATATTCTACTTTCGTATTCTCCAATTTTACCATGAATTGGGTGGTAAATTAAAACCAAACCAGATCTAATGTTATTAACATAATTATTATCTAAATGCCATCTGTCTGTTCCTGATAAAGAAGGCATTTGTTGAATTCTCACCCCTTTCACTTCTTTAGCCATGTAATGATGTTTATCTCCTGTATGAACTTCTCTGTATTTAGCTAGTCCAAAATAACTAGAAGAATCTTGACTTGTAGCAAATAAAAGAGGAAGATCATCTATTTTACAATTACCGTGATGATAACCAATAAATGTGCATCCTAGGGTGGTAAATTTAGTAACCGAATGATTTCTTTTGAATTTTATTTTTGTAGTATTTTTGAAATAAACATCAAGTGCGTGAGCTAAATAAAACGACTTAGTTCTGTCATGATTTCCTTGTACAAGGATAACTTCTACTTCATTTGCTGAGAATTGAAGAACTCCAATTGCTGTTACTAATAGATCAAAACCTTCTTCATACTCATTATCAAAAGACGTAATTACATCTTGAGGTGTTCCGTTTGTAGTTTGATTTTGGTAATTATCTGTATGGAAGAAATCATTTGATATTGGGAATACAATCTTGTTTATTTTATAACTGTTTCTAACTTTATTAACTAAATCTAAAAGAACCCCTATGAAATGATTTTTCTTTTTCTGAAGTGTTTCTCCCTCAAGAGTTTTCTTTCCTAAATGAAAATCTGCTATTGAAACTTCAATATCAACTGTTTCTTTTTCATCATCATCTTTAAATTCAATAACTTTAATAGGTGATGGTTTGTAATCTTTTAAAAACTCTGCAAAATCTTCTGGTGTATAATCTTTGGGTTTTTTTAATGTGGCAAATACAGAAGATGTGAATTTACCGCTTGATTTTAATTTGCTCCAATAGCTGGAAATTTTGTATTTTGAAAGATCTATTTTATGAAGCTCTGCTAATTCTGTTATTGTTTTTGGTTCGTAATCAAGAACAATTGAACTTTTTAGTGTACCTTTTTCTTCATTTACCTCAACCACCTTTTCTTCTAATTCAGAAATATAATTCCCTGTTTCTGCCTCATCTTGTACAGATTGTCTATTTTTAATTTCTGAAAGAATTGAATCAACTTTCTCTACAGAAACTTTTAGTTTATCTGCATAAAACTTTTTACCTTTTTTCCAAGTTAGCATTTTTTCAAGCTCCTGCATGAGTTCATAGTCTTTTATCATAATATGAAAGTTTGATTAAAATTGTCGTGAAGGTATGAAATGATTTCGATATTATCAAAATTATTTTAATCATTTTTGTTATTATTCATAACAAAATTTGTTAAAATAAAACTCCCCAAGTAGATACAAGGGGAGAAAAATCTCGTAAAACCAATAAAACGAGAATTTTAAATACAGAACGAACCTTCAAAAGATTCAATTATTCCTGTTGTAGAATTTATATTATAAATACCATTTGTTAATGGGTCTACTATATATTCTTTTTCTAATAAAGGAGTTGTTAATAATGAATCAGTGTAAACAGTTACACCTGTAGTAATTGTTTCTTCAAAATTTGTGTAAACAGTTATTGGTGATTCAGAACAAATTGTTAAAAATGTATTACTAGCTTTAATGTTATTCCAAGTTCTAAATTGTGAACATATGTAACTCTCACATATTGAAGGAATTGAAATTGTTACAAGTGTACCACCTATTACAACAGTGTCTCCATCTATAAATGTTCCATATCCAGCAATTGTTATATTATCAAGTTTTTTTGCAGACAATACATCACATGCAAAAGGACTTGTTCCAATTTGAGAAACTGTTGTTGCTCCTGGAGCAAGTTCTGCAGGATTTAATGCTGTAATTAAATCATAAGCGTCAATTATTGTACAATCCTCTTGTGTTGTAGATCCATCTACTTGAGCACCTATTATTTTAATATTTGTTGAATATATAGGATTTGACAAAGTGAATGTAAATAAACCAGCCTCATAACTTGAGAAAGTAAGAATTGATGTCTCTGGATCAGGAAGAGTGGTTGTTGTTGTAGTAGTGTAAACTAAAGGAATTAAAATATAATTTGTACAAAGTCCAGTGGATAACACTTTTATAAAATTTGTACCATTAGGTACATTCACAGAAGTAAACCCTGCTAACAATGCTGATTTTGAAACACCTGTCTCAAAAGCAACTGTGTAACCATCTATGTCTGAATACAGATTGTATGGACCACTATCTGATCCTGCTGAAGTTAATGTAATTGTTGCAATCATTTATTATTGGTTTAAGGAATATACATAATGTAATAACAAGCTAATACAGGAGGAATATGACCAATTGGACTACTACTTCCTGTAGTTCCTATCGAGGTGTTCACTGTAATTCCTGTAGGGCTGCTATTTACTGTTATAGGTCTTTCTTTAAATGGTGAACCTCCACCATCAAAACCTCCACCAATATCAGCTCCTACATACGGTCCAGCTGCTGTTCCTGTATGATTATGTCCTGGATCTGTTACAGTGGATGTTGCTGTATGTGCATGTGGAGGAAGTTGGTTTGGATTTGATATTGCAAAAAAGTTAGCTCCTGTTGTATAATTTAATGTGTAATTTGGATTGAATAATCCAGGAGTAACTGATGGAGATAATGCTCCTCCAGGAACAGGGCTAATTGCTCCAACTGCCAATCTACCTCTTTTGTCAGGAGTTCCATTTAATCCATTACATAAATATACTTTATCCCACCCAAGTGATTCAATTCCTTTACCTGTACTATCAAAATTTGAAAGGCTTCCGTAATATTCAACTACTGTATAAGGAACCATTTTCTTATATTGTTGATCAGTGGCAGGAGAAATACTATTTAAATAAGCTTGAATTAAATCATTTAAATCAGAAAGCTTTACGTAATTTGTTTCTACATCAAGAACAAATGCATCAAAATCATCAATGAGTTGACAAAGTTTTGTAATTACTGCTTGAACAATATCATGGGTCCCTGAATTAGCAGATACGTCATCTAAACACTTTGTGTCGTAAGAAGAATTTATTTCATTTACTTCATTTTCTATTAATGTGATCTGTGTCTGTAAATCACAAGCTGCTTGAATTAAAGCTTTAATTATTACTGGAAGAGTTAAATCTCCACAATCTGGAATTTGTTTTTGAACAACTTCACATATATCAAAAGATTCAGGAAATGTAATAACAATACCTTCACCATTTAATGTAGAAGTTAAGAATTGAATTAATGCTTGCTCTACATAAGAAAGACTGTCTCCATTTTGAATACCTAATAAAGGAACATCAACTCCTGTATATTTTACACATTTATCAGAAACTATTTCTGTACATCCATTATAGCAGTTACTACAAATCATTTATTTAAATTTTAAAATTTTAACTTTACTTGCAATCATTTCAACTGTGAAATCTTTTGCATAATCAGGATTTACTAACTTAAATGTCAATATCCTTTTGTAATTTAATAAATCATTCATCACTGTAGCGTTTACAGGAGAATTCAATGAAAATATAACATTGTTGTATAAAGTAGATGCTAAATCGTTTAACTTGTTATCTATATCACATAACAAAGAAGTTATACTAGAACATTGTAAACAATCTGTAAGTCTGGGAGATAACATTTTTGAATCTGTTTTTCTTTTTTCTACAATATGAACAAACACCGTTTAATAACTGACATGCTTTAAACACTCCTTGGCATTCTCTGCATTTTTCTGGTTGACATCCCATAATATTAGTTTTTAAGGAAAGTTAATTAAATAATTTATACCTGAACAACCACAATTATTTTTTGTAATATATGTTAACATTTTATCTGCTTGATTGTATAGTTTATTTGCTTTGTCTATAGCACAATTATTTGCTGCAGCAATTGCACCCTGTATAAAGAAATAAATAGTGTTTAATTCTACTTTTGATTGTGTTTTAATTGCTCTATCACACTCCATCATATCCAATCTCATAAAAGCTTCATCAAACTTTTCCTGTAGTTTGTCCACTCTAATCATCGTTTTGTTCACATTATTGTAGTAAGCAGGATCAACAGTGTATGTAAATTCATACACACCATCTGGTAATGGAAGAAGGTCTTCTCCAGTTTGTGTTATTCCTAAATCCTCAGAGTTAAAAATGTTTAAACTATTTGGACTAAAAGGAATAGTCACTTCACCAAATGTAGGAACATTTATTTTTATAGAAGGGTTTGTAACAGAGGGAGGTGTTGT